GCACCTTCAAAACTTAATCGTTTGAAATGGTCAGCTCCGAGTACTATTTCAACTCGTCTTGCTACATACGGGTCATCAAAGCCGCCACTATTCCACCCACTTAATACACTAGCTTCTTCTAATTCATCTAGGTACGCTAATAGTAATTCTTTTTCGTTTTTATAAAATCGAATTTCAGTTAATTCATGTAATGATTGATCTACAGTTTTAAGGTCAAACCCTGGAGGTGGAACAGCCATAACGATAGACTTATCAAGCCATTGTTTATACATCGATATAGCATTAATTGGAGCATATGGATTTTGTGGACTACTGAAACCGATAGGTCCCTCATATGTGTAATCGGAGTGTTCATATACGATCCATTTTCTATACTTACTATCATAAACTTCGACATCTTTTTTTAGTTTGTTTGGTAAGCTTCTAACTTCTTTTAATGAACATTCAATATACACATATTCATCATCTTCATCATAAACGTTATACGTTTCGTCCATTAATACCTCTATCGATGATTATAAATTTATTCCCGGTACTACGTTGTAACCCACCATGTTTGCTTATGTAATATCGAACACTACTAATACACGTATTGTATTTTTCTCGCAACTCATTTGATTTAACAGTTTGTTGTGTGCCATCTGGATGTATTACCAAAATAGTACTGGATTTTGTATCACTTATTTTTGATCCCTTTTTCACTTGATCACAACTCAACATGGGTTTGATCCGATTTTCTATCTCTTGAGAGGTTAAACAATCCAAGTGTTTTTTGATAGCTGCTGATGTACGTTGTCTTTTCATTTGTTCGGTGTTATTATGTCCATGAATATACAGACGCTCATTTGTTAGATTTTGTGTTACTTTTTTAACACTACCGCAACCACATGCACATTCGGTTAAATGTCCTTTAATCCACCGATGATGTTTACTATATGTACTATAACCACAACCACACAAACACTCATTATGTCGGTATAATGGACCATCCTCGGATACCTGACATACTCTACACACCGTGCTACTATCATTTAATTTCAATAATGTTTTACGTCCACATGATGAGCATATTTTATGTGTGTATCTGGTTTGTTCAGTACCACCATATCTACTGATTATAGCATACTCAACACGTAGAGCAAAAATAATTTCATTTTTCTCTATGCTGTAATTGACGCTAGAATTTAACCTAGGGTTTAACAATTGTACCGCTCCAAATAATTGTTTCTTTACAGTCACATCAGGTATATCTTTATGAATTTGCACTAATAACCGATGACATATATAATGTTCTTTACTAGTTAACATCGTCAAATTATCGTCACTATCACTTCCACCTAAACATCTAGGTATTATATGGTGCATATGATAGCCTTTATTTTTCACCTTATTTGCAGCTTGTCTTTGTTTACCACGTTCAACTAAAATATTATATGCTTTTATGTAATTCATATGATTTTGAGATTGATTAAAACACATATTTATCTATCTCAATATCATATTACATTTTTACATCTTTTTTAGGTATGCGTATTTTAACAATTGTATCATCGCTAAACGATCGCGTTCGATAAAACACTTCGATATCGTATAGCAGTACGTTTAGTGTTGGAGCTGGCTTTTCGTAATAATGCTTTGATAATACCTTCGTATCAGGTGATATGTCAGACTCGTATAGTTTAATATTCTTTTCTGTTAAAAGATATTTTCTAGCTTGTCTAAATTCTGTATAGGTATCAAATTCATATTTTTCAAGAGGTTCACCGAATACACTTGTATATGAACCACCTTCTTTCTTAACATAAAATTCAAAAACACCTGGGTATCTTTTGAGAACATTTTTACCATCTATACATTCCCAGACAAGGACATCATCATTATTGATAAAGCCCCTGTCATCTCTTTTCATTATAGCACTAATATAAGCCATACAACCTCATTAATAATCATACTCTAACGATTTAGGTTTATCCACTACCTTATAACAACCTGATTGCCTTGTAAAAACAAATCGCGTACCTGTTGAATCTTCTAGAACCATCTGAACTTTACGGTTAGCTAAAGTTGTCTGTTCGATTAGTTTATAAACTTGCTCTGATCCTGTTATTTTAATATATTTTTCGTTCATTTTAATAATCCTTGATGTAAGGAGAATAGAAAAAGGGTGAATTAATTCACCCTTGTTATTTTTACTCGTGGTCGTTAATTTCAAAGATACTTTCGTATAAAATTTCAAACGTATGCTGTTCGCTTTGTTTATCACGATAATTTTGTTTGTAGTATGTATCTACAAGTTGTTTGAAATGTTTGCTTGAGATATTAGCTTCATCTTTAGCGCGGGCAAAAATATCTTTATAATGACTACGTTGATCCTCGATATTTTGCATACATAAAGCGGCTTCTTCAACCATACCTCTGATTTTTTTACGATCAGCTGGTGATGATGGGACAATTGTTTCTTCTGACATAATATACCTCGTTAAAAATAATTAATAACGAGATATATTATATTGAAATCAAATATATAAATCAACTACCTTGATTTGTAGAATGGATCTACAGCATATTTTGGACTATTTTTACGTTTACTTAACCATGTATCAGCATCTTGTACGCGTATTCCACCTGCGCTACCCGCTGACTCAGATATTTGTAATTTGCCAGTAGTAGGGTTTTGTATTACTTGTACAATATGATCGATACCTTTGTACCTACCTGCGCCAGTACTTCCTGCACCGTAATCAACACCAATAACCATACCTGGTTTTAAGTTACTGGTATTAACTTCAGAACCTGTTAATTCTTTACCTGATGCTTGACCAACTGTTTGAACTATACCGGCAGCTGTACCACCTTTCTTCATTAGGTTGTAACCTTCGGTAATACCAGGGTCATTTGAATTTGCAGCAGCATCTTTTGTGTTTGATAAAACCCATCCTGAGCAATCTACTTTACCTGATTTTGGATCTCTTGCACCAAGTTCATATTTAACACCACTATCTATAGCATTTTGTGACCCTGATGCTAACCCGTTATTTAACTTATTAACCGCTTCAGGGTTTCTTGCACCGGTTGGTACTTGTGTTGTACTAGATGAAGGTAAATCATTGGATGTTTGAGGTTGGTATGTACCACCGTGCTGCTCGTACCATTTTAATAATGTAGCTTCACTAAAACTTTGTAATCCGGTCCAAGTAGTTGGTTTTAATTTACTTATAGCTGATTTTGGATCACCTTTAACAACATCACTATATGAATTTCTAACAGATTTCATAATAGCTACTGCAATACGGTCTTGCGAACTCGGTGAAAAATCACCACCACAACTAGCTTTATTTGCATCAAATGTACCAACAATGATCTGATATCTACCTGCAGGTGTATGTGGTTTACCACCGTTGGACCACGGTTTTACATGCCATGGATGAGTAGCATACCCTTCAAATAATGCCCCACCAAATCGAACATTATACCCGTTATCCCCTTTACCATATGTACCTTCAGCATGTGAAATCATATCTAAGAACGCTTTAACGTTAGCGCCTTTTGTTTCGTTAATAGCGCTTTCTGCTGGTTTACTTACGGTTGTACGAGATTTAGGTGGGTTTTTAGCTGATGATGTTCCAGATTCCGTAACCGACTGATCAGACATAGACGTTAAGTCTAACACCTGAACAAACTCACCTTTTGTAAATTTACTCGTTATTTTTTTAATTTGAAAATGCAGTTTATCCATCCAGAATGGCGTACTGTAATAATTATCATTTTCACCTAGTGGTGCACCTTGCATATACGACGGTTTAGGTGTTCTTATATTAACTTTTACTTTTAACAAACCACCAGAATTTGCACCGGTTTTATTAGCGTGTTCATCTTTTTTACTTTGTATTGATTCAGCTGTAGCATCATCATACATATCAGATGGTAGTACATAACCTGCTAATAATAACGGGTTACCAACTATTTTTAATTGACTTACGTTAGCGGTAAGCATTCTAGATATTTGATCAGATAAATTTTTTCTAGCAGCAAATAATGTTTGCGGACTTAGTGAACCACTACCTACTCTGTATGGGTCAACTACTGCTGGACTAACCTTAGCTTCTTTAGGATCATCTTCTGCGTTACCGGGTCTTACTCTAGAAACCGGTGCATCTTTTGCTTCACCAGCATTCTCATTTGGTTTTTTATTTGTTGCTGTTTCATTCTCAGGTGTTATCTCTTGATTTGTGTTTGATGCGGTTGGGTGAACAACTTGAATTGAATTTAATGAATTAAATGCAAGTTTTACATTCATATCAAACTGTAATACATCTACATTAACACCGGTATAAATGTAATCAAATTCCAGTATATCTGGTAACTTTGTTGCATCATTAGCTTGCTTATTTGTTTGAGCTGGTTGACCTGGGTTTGAACCAGGTACCGTAGTGTTAGTATCTGCTCCAGGTGTACCGTCAGCTGTTGAACTTGGTTTTGTAGGTCTAGCAAATTTTTCTATGTAGTATGTAACAATCTGCTCTTTTGTATTAGGATCTACTGATACACTACTACTTAACCGTGGTACATATGTTCTAGGGTTACTTGGATCTGAGTTGTCAACATTCATTGTATCTTCATGAACCGCTTTACTCATTAACATCATATTAGTTAATGCATCTGGAATTTTATCTCCAATAGCAGTTTGAAAGATAATAGGATCAGCTGGTTTACTTTTATCTTCTTTTTGACCTGTGATATTTTTATTAGCTTTTTGCTCTTTTAACAGATCTGATGGCTGTTTACCACCTAAGTTTAATTCACTTGTATTCGATAATTTATCTCTGTTATTCAGATTGTTAAGATCAGCTGTAGATCCAATAATTTTTAGATCTGTAGATGGTTTTGCATCTCTTTCAGCTGGTGTAAGTGTAGGGTTTCCTAGTTTTTTATCAGCTTCAGCAGCTGCTTTTTCAGCTGGTGTTGGATCTAGTTTGAAATCAGGATTCATTATAATTATCGCTTATTTGTTAGTGATATTAAATTTTCTTAGCTTTTGGTATTTCTGAACTTTTTGCGATTGCAGCATCAACTTCATTTGTGTATTTCGTTGTTGCGTTAATTTTAGCACTCCGTAACGCGGTATCAGGATCTTGACCTTGAGTTAGGTATTGATTAAACAAACCATCGCGGTAATCTTTGTATTTCTGATAAGTTGTTTGATCCATAGTACGTAATTTATCTTCACCAAAATCAATCTTACTCATATCATAAGGTGATTGATTTAACGCTCCTGTTGAGTTTTTAAGATCCTGTGTACCTTGAGTTGTTTTATTGCTAGTAGCATTAGTACTTTGAGCTGTTTGATCTACAAAGTTTTGCGGTTTATCACCAGGTGTGTTATTCTTTGTTAATGGTTGAGACTCATTAAACGCGTTACGTTGATCATCAGCTACAACATCTAATTTGTATTTTGGATCATTATATGCGGAATCTAAAACTATTTTATATTTGTACGGTTTGTACCCGGGGAATGCATCTTGTGTTGCTTTTGTCTGGTCATTAATGACATTTTCAAATTTTGTAACAGCTTCTGGTAACGATTCTGGTACCGTAGTTGACATACCACCAATTTTACTTACACCGTGGTGGTTAGCAGCAGCATTAAACAAAGGTGTACATTCAATATCGTAATGACAACCTCGACTTGTCATTGACATTTGTATTTCTGTTACCATGAAGGTGATTAAATTAACATCACTTATGATATGTGGTCTTGATGTATCGTTATCATCAGGGTATCCGACGAACAAAATCTTAAGTCCATAGTACAAATTAGGTAATGCTCCTGCACCGAGGTTACTTGCAGCAGCTTCTAGAACACCTATGAAATCAGCAGTGTACGGTTCAATAATTTCCATTTTTAATGATGAGCCAGCTTCATTTGTAGCGTTGTACATATGAGATGATCCATTCAACGATAATCCGTACTCTAATGTGAGTGAATCAATTGAAAACTCTACATCTTTCATTGAATTGTATAACACGACATACGTACTACCTGACACATCTTTTGTATCATACTTATATTGTGGTCCACCCTCTGGGTGTAAATATCGACTTAAATCGTTTATGTTTTCATCTTTATCGATATTTTTAAGAGCGCTATCATCACCTCCGCAACACATTAACACAAAATGATATTGTGAACTTCGATAATTATGAAGCGGGTTTGGTACTTTTGCCATACTATACCATACCTGCTACAAATCGAATTGGTGTTGGTAACGTTAGGACTTTACCTTCAGTAAATTCCGAATAAACATCAACCATGTCGTTATACTGTAATATAAACCACATTACTTCAGCTGTACCATAAATATCATTTGCTAATAAATCAGGACGTCTGTGATATTTTTTTGTTATAGTTACACTTAAATCGTCGTATGATTTTGCGAAGGGTTTACGAGTCCAGTAACCTGCACTGTCGGTTGAACCACCTTTTGTAGATCTACTATATTTCTGTACCATATTTAAAATGAAGGTAATATTCCACTACGATAGGACGCCAAATTAAACTGCTCATATTCAGCTGCTGAATGTTGCTCTAATAATTTAAATGATAATGTTGTTACTAATGGAAATGGAATCCCACCTAAATCATCGTTATCATTGTTCGATGCCGTTGGTATATAGTCGCAGTCGTTTGGAAATGTAAAACTAACTGACTCTACTACCACTGGTATCTTTTTAAAATATCCATAACATGAAAATTTTAGTACTTCTGGTGGAGCACCTAACCAGTTCATTAGCTCTTTTGATAACGGACCTGAGGTATCACCAAAATATGCTTTAGTCCATGATTTCATTATTAGTATTCGTTCTAAATTAGCTCTTGCTTCTTGTTGATTGCGAGACACTATTTTTAAATCATTGACTTCAAATGAACGACTGGGAGATTTTGAATAAACATGAAAATCACCAACCATGTGAGCGGGCGATAACGTTTCATATGCAGCTGTATTGCTTTCATATATGGTAGGCATTGTATTAAACACGACTATTTGCTGTGAAATTGGCCCTTCTAGTCGCAATTTATACTTATTTTGTTGATCGTCAGGTAACATAACATACTCGATAAAGACTATTCATTTAGTATTTATTTTTAACTTTGAATTGTTCAAAAATATACCTTGAAAAATCTATTGGGTACATATTATATTCTTATATTTGTGAGATAAAAATGACAAAACGCGCACCAAGAAATTATTTAAGTAATTACAATCTGTTAGAACAGATAGCTATCAGCAAAGAGAATAAAAAAATGAGCGATGAATTATTGAAAATGCTCACTTTATTATGTGATAGATTTGCTACACGTGGTAACTTTTCATCTTATACTTACCTTGAAGATATGAAGATGAATGCTTTAGTTAATTTATGTAATACATGGGGTACATTCAATGCAGAACGTTCAAGTAACCCATTTGCTTATTATACCCAATCTATTAAAAACTCGTTTATTCAATACCTTAAAGTTGAGAAGAAACAGAGAAATATTAGAGATAGATTATTAGTTGATTGTGGAGCGAGTCCATCTCATACTTATGCTATAGAATCTGCTATGGAAGATAATCATATTGTAGACCCAGCATTATTGTATATTAGACGTGATAATTATGAGTTTATGAATAAACCAGCAGAAGAACCAAATGAATTAGATGACCTTGATGATAAAGATGATAAAGATGATTTATCGATTGATGAAGATTTCTAATTTGTTATTTTAACCAATCTGAGATATTATATGAAATTGAAAAAGGGTTTATTGTTTACGGATATTCATTGGGGTAAAAAGCAAAATTCTGATGAACATAATGAAGATTGTATGAAATTTATTGAGTTTTTTTGTAGCAATGTAAAAAAACATAATATTGATCATGTAATGTTCTTGGGTGATTGGTTTGAACATAGAAACGCTATTAATATCTCAACACTAAATTATGCATACCATGGTGCTAAAAAATTAAATGAATTAGGTATACCCATTTATTTTATTATTGGTAACCATGATATGTATACCAAAGTACATAGAAATATCTACGCAACGATCGAATATAATGAATTTAAAAATTTTCATGTAATCGATCAACCTGTTGTAGAACCTAAAATAGGTAAAGGTGTTTTATTATGTCCTTACCTAATACATGAAGAGTATAATTTGTTAAACACGTATAATGTTCAGCATGCTTATGGGCATTTTGAGTTTAACGGATTTGTTTTAACTGGTGCAACTAATACATTCTCAGGTGGCTATGATCACACAGATTTTCGAAAATTTAAACGTATTTTTTCTGGACATTTCCATAAACGTCAAATATCAGGTAACGTCATTTATATCGGGAATACATTCCCTATGGACTTTTCTGATGCAAATGATGTCGATAGAGGTTGTGCTATTCACGACCATACTGATGATACTGTTACTTTTATAAATTGGGAAGAATGTCCAAAATATATAAGAACAAGCTTGTCAGAAATCGTTAATGGTACTGTTGATATTCCAGAAAACGCTACTGTATCTTGCTTAGCTGATATCAATATGGATTATAGCAAAATGATGACACTGAAAAGTGAAATATCAAAAACCTATAACCTTAATGCATTAACAATTACAGAACCACCTGTTAGTGTCGCGGATGGTGAGGAAGAGGAAATTGAAGATTTATCTACAACTAATACTCATGAATCTATCATTAATATGCTTGGTTCAATTTCTAATAATGCTATCGATAATATACAATTAGTAAAGTTGTATAAAAAGTTATAATAAGTCATTATAATACTTATATTTCTTATATTATATGATGGTGAAACATGCTTACGTTTATTGATATCGAACTTAGAAATTTTCTAAGCTATGGGAATGTACCTACCAAAGTTCATTTAGATCGCGGTAGTGTAATTTTAATCTCAGGTCAAAATGGGGTTGGTAAAACAACCCTTATTAACGGTGTTTATTACACTTGCTACGATGATTCATTAACAGAATGCAACTCTGATGAATTAATCAATAATATCAATAACCAAGATATGGTTTGCTCTGTCACTTTTCATAAATCAGGCTCTGGGTATTATAAAGTAACTCGTGCAAGAAAAACTAAATCTGGCGCATACGTTAAGTTTTTTCATAATCCTAATGAGAATGAGTTTCTTGATGAACATGAAAAAACTTTAGATAGTTCTCGCAATACTAATGCATTGATTATCGACACCATCGGTATACCAGCTGATATGTTTAAACGTATGGTAATCATATCAGCTATCAATACTTCATTCTTAAATATTTCTGTAGCACAACAATCTAACTTCATGGAGAGATTGTTTGATTTGCATATACTTGCCGATAAAGCTACTATTTTAAAAACTCATATTAAAGCTACTGAAGAGCAGATTAGAGAACAAGTTACTAAAATAGATCGCATTAAACAAGAACAAAGTCGGTTAGATACACAGATACTAAATGCTAAAACAAAAGCATCATCGTTCGATGAAGGTAAATTAAAACAAATTGATATGTATAAATCACAATTATCAATGATAGAATCTATTGATCTTGATAAAGAGCGTGAATTATATGATAAATCTGTTAGTGTTAGAACAGAGGTTTCTGATATTAAACAACAACAATCTACAATTAGTAATCAGTATCTTAAATTTACTCAATTAAAAGATAAACACGAAAAAGAGTTATTGTTACTAAAATCTAATAAATGTCCTTATTGTGAACAACAATATACCAATGAGGAGAAAATAGCACAAAATGAACAAGCAATCGATAAATGTGAAAACGATATCAATGAAATGCTTGAGTATTTGTCTGAATTAGATGCAGAATTGTCAGAAAAATCTGAACAACATAAAAAACTTATTGGTGAATTATCTGTTACAAACTTAGAAGAATTGTTAAGTATTCGAAATAAAGCTGATATCATTCAAGAAAAAATTAACGATTTGCATGAAAGCAATAATGTTTATTTGGAACAATTAGCTGAATTAGAACAGATTCAACTTGAACCTTGCGACTATGAAAGTTTAGATAAATTAAAATCAATTGTTGAACATCAACAGTTCTTATTAAAGCTTTTAACTAAAAAAGATAGCTTTATTCGTAAAAATTTATTGTCTTCTAATTTGAAATTTTTAAATCAAAGATTAGAACATTATCTAGGTGAATTAGAATTACCGTACCGTGTATCATTTAATTCTAACATGACAGCTGATATCAAATATTTGGGTAGAGCTATAACCTTTTCAAATTTATCTCATGGTCAACGTTCTCGTGTTAATATTGGTTTAACGATGGCGTTTAGAGATGTAAGACAAAAAATGTGTAGTCCTGTTAATATCTGTTGCTTAGATGAAGTACTCGATATTGGTTTAGATTCAAGTGTTATGTCATTAGCTATTAAAATGTTAAAGCGTAAAGCTAAAGAAGATAAAATAACAATGTATATTGTAACTCATAAAGATGAAATATCGTCATTATTTGATAATGTTATGAACATCTATATGGAAAATGATTTTAGTAAAATTTCATTTAACAATGAAGAGTTATGATATCTAATATTCAAAAATCAATAATAGAAAAACATTGCAAACCTTTTATTGAGGTTTTAAATAGTTATGAGCATCAATTACTTTATAGTGTTTTACCTATACCTAACGATAATAACATTATAAAAATTAAAAACTATGTATATGATAGTCCAAATATACCTGGTTATCTTAAAGATGCTTTTAATGTTACGTTTGAAAAATATTACAAACGTCCTTATTGTAAAGGTATGCATTGTTCTTTTGTGCCTCAGAATATTACTGATGGGTACCATCAATATGCTATATTCCCGGTAGGTGAATTTACATATTGTTGGTCTCCGCAGATCACCGGTATATTTGAGTATTATGTTTCACATACTAGTCCTAATCGTATTGATCATGAATACGATTATAATGAAGTAATGGATTATGTTGATCATGAAGTGCGATATAAATATGTTAACAACAATATTATAGACGCTGTCGACAAACCTAATGAAATCATGATTTATTGTGATGAATATCTTGCAGTTCCTGTCGATAGTCAGCACATAAGAGTGATTAATGAAACTATTACAAGAACTCCATCTAGTATCAGAGGGTAAGTTTGATACAGGTATATTAAAAGCAGTTTTTATAATTGGTGGACCAAACGTTGGTAAAACCAGTTATGCTAAATATTTTAGCGCAAATATACCTATGCATCCAAAAGTATACGATGCTGATAAGCTTTTTGAATTTTTATCTCAAAAACACAATATTGATATTAGTAGCGATGAAACCACGGGCTCTAAAAAATTATACGGTGAGGTTCGTCCTAAAAACGTAAAGCAATTAGAGTTATGGGTTAACGAGTTACTACCTCTAATTGTATTATTAGCACCAGATAATATTGAAAGAACATTACATCGTATTAAACTAATCGAAGCGTATGGCTACGATATTAAAATATTAGTAGTTCAAGCTAAAGATCACGATAAAATCGTTAATACTCTATCGCAACGTACCAGAGGTGTTGACCCTGAATACGCTAGAGCTGCATTACAATTAACAGATTCATTAATCAATTCATTAGTACCTTTATACCCCACTTCTGTTATTCCTAACGTTCAAGACACCACAAAAAAAGATGCTGCTCATTTAGCAAAACAATTAAACACGTTTTATAGATACCCTGTAACAAACGAAAAAGGTAAAGCATTAATTAATGCAATTCATAGTACCCCTTCATATAAGCGTATAACAGATGTCGACCCTGATGCGTTAACACATGTAAGACGCTGGTATGAAAAACCAACAAAACCGGACCAACAATGATCATATCTGATATTACAACATCAAAAATTAAAGCTGATTGGCTGTCACCAAAAGAAAAGCTTATTCTTGAACAAAAATGTAAACCTTTTCTTGAAGCAATTGATTACGACGTAGATGCTCATAAAGTGTTTCGTGGATCAAAACCTCGTAACCCAGATACGCAAATACTAGGTACAAACCTATTTGTAGGTACAGGATTTATTAAAGATCGATCACCAAAAGCTATACCGATATCTATACATAAACGGTTAAATGAGTTTTTTGTAAAAAAGTTTGGTACCCCTTTTAGAGATAGTGTTTTTGCTACAGGTGACTATGATCAATCAACTGATTATGGTTCTGTATATCATTTCTTTCCAGTTGGTAATTTTAAGTATTGTTGGGCTCCATACCAACGAGATTTATTTCATTATATCGATGAAAGAGATGGTAAATTTACAGATGAACAACTTAAAGAACTAGTCGATACATATAGAACTACTGATTTGAAAGAGGCAATTTACGAAGAAGTAGAAATTATGTTTTATTGTGAAAGTAGCATATTAGTACCGGTGCAAGAATGATATTAACAGAAATAACAAAACCAATTAAAAGTAATTTCTTATCAGACGAAGCTAAACAATTTGTATCTCGCCATTGTCAACCATATTTGAACGCTGTTGATTATGACCTAGACAAATACGCTATGTTTAGAGGTGTGTCAAGACAAGCATTAGGTAGAATGGAAGAGACTCATATTGAAAGTTTATACATGTCACCTGGTTGCTACGCGTACCGCAAACCTAAAGATACACCTGAAAGCTTTCATAACACTGTTAATAAAATGTTTGTTAAGAAATTTGGTATACCATTTAGAAACGGGGTATTTGCAACTGGCGCTACACGAAATGCAAAATATTATGGCCATGTTACTCAGATCATTCCAGTCGGTGATTTTAGATTTTGTTGGTCACCACAAGTACAAGATTTCTATAGTCTTACAGAAGATAATGCAACCGAACAAGAAGCTGTAGGTGAAGCTCGTAGGTTAATAACTACTGACTATAGTGATAAAAATTTAAAACAAGCTATATTGTCACACCATGAAATAATGCTGTATTGTGAAAAAGTACTAATCAATTTCACTAGCGGTATTGGTTCACATTTTGTTGTGCGTGAGGGTGGGTACCATATTGGTAACGGCGATGTTAGTATATCAGTAGCTGGCGATGATACATATAAAATTATGTCACCTGAAGAAGCTGACATTTATTGTAATAAATTAGTACATGCTAGATATTCAGATTGGATTCTACCAACATTACAAGATATGAAAATGATAACTACCGCTATGCGTAATATACCTGGGTATACCATTGATACTTCTAGTAATTTTATTTGTAAAGGTAGAAATGCAGAATCTCATGATACAAAATATTATAGTTTAATTCGCGGTGGGAGTGATATAGCTAATTCAACTGAAAAATATGTTGTAATACCTATTAGACGAACTATGGTGTAAAATGCTACTAAAAGACCTGAACATATTAAACGAAAATATTGAGTTTCCAGAATCTGTACTCAATTATATAAATGAGCATTGTCAACCGTATCTTGATGCAATTGGTCATAATATGACCGGACGATTGTTGTACCGTGGTGTATCAAGAAGTCTCATAGGTCGTTTACCAGCTATGCCTGAACTACCAAACTGTTCTATAGTTCCAGGGCATTATGATAATCGAAAACCAAGAGATACACACCCAGATGTACATAATGAAATGAACCGTATGTTTAATGAATACCATGGAGCTCCATTTAGAAACGGGTTATTTGTAACAGGTTCTCTTAAAGAAGCTAAATCGTACGGTGAAGCAATCGTTATTTTTCCTATAGGTAAGTTTAAGTATTGTTGGAGTCCAACAATAACAGATTTATCTGATCATGTACCAGGAGGAGCAAACAGTGTATTTGACCAGGAAAAATTAACAGAAAAATTAGATAAAATGTTTAGCTTATATTACAAAACAACAGACCTAAAAAATGCTATTTTTTCAGAGAATGAAATAATGTTGTATTGTGATAAATGTTTAATGTATATACCCGGAGGTTAAAAATGCTATTAAATGAGATTAAATTATTAAATGAAAACGTTCAGTTACCTGAACATATCGTTGCATATATTCAGGAACATTGTCAGCCATATTTACAAGCTGTTGGTAACGATTTATCAACATTTTTATACCGTGGGGTATCAAAGAACCGATTAAGTAGGTTACAAGAGGTGCCTGGTCTATCTAATTGTGCTATCATTTCTGGTCATCACGAAAGTCGTGACCCATTAGATACACCTACAGTGTACCACGATATGGCTAACGAAATATTCACTGAATTATATGGAGCTCCTTTTAGAAATGGTATTTTTGCAACCGGTTCTTTACCTACAGCAAAAGGTTATGGATCACCGGTAGCGATTTTTCCAATAGGTGATTTTAAGTTTTGTTGGAGCAGTACAGTAGTTGATATGAGCAACTTAGTAGCAGGTAATGTCGACTATTATGAAGGTGATCATAACAAAGAAGAAGAAACAAATTTTATACATACTCTGAGAACACAGTACTCTAATAAAAATTTAAAAGCAGCAATAGAATCAAAAAAAGAAGTCATGCTGTACTGTGATAGCTGTTTAGTGTATGTAGCGGTTTAAGTTAGTAAAACCATTATTATGTACTAATATATACTATTTTGTTTAGGAAACAATAATGGTTTACATTGGAATTGATCAGTCGTATACATCTACAGGATATTGTGTTGTAGATCAAGATGTTATAGATTTTGGCACTATAAAAACAGATCCAACTGATTCAATATACCGTAGAGCTGGTCATGCTGCTGATGAAATTATTGATCTTATTAACAAATACCCTGAAGCAAACGTATCAATTGAAGGATTAGCATTTGGTATTAGAGGTAGTGCAACCCGTGATTTAGCGGGTTTGCAGTTTGTTATTCTTGATAGAATTTACAACCATACTCATATCGATGATGTTCAAATTATAACACCAAAAACAATAAAAAAGTTTGCTACTGGCTCAGGTGGTGGAACAAAAAAGAAAGTAACAAAAAAAGATATGTTTGATTCTTTACCTGAAGATATTCAAGAATTATTCAAAACAAAATATAAAACAACAAATGGACTTTACGACATCACTGATGCGTATTATTTAGCGAGGGTGCACCAATCATTATGAAAGCAAACAAAATAAATACTAGATCTATCCAAGATATTCTAAATGTTTATAACCAATATACAGGTACAACTGTGAAGCTTAATGAAATCATGAATCCACCAGATATTATTTCAATGGACGTTCCATTGTTTATTCGTATGCTTGAGTGGGCAAAAGAAGATGCGCAAACAGATATGCAATTACATGCAGCTGTTGAAAAAATCTTACATCTCAACAAAACATTAACAATGTCTGAATATAGTGAAATAACAAACGTATGACCGTTCAATATAAATGCAATGTTTGTAACCGAACCATAGATGTACCTGAAAATAAGCGCGGGTTGGATGTGTTTGGCAATTGCATTATTACCAAACAATGTAAAGGTGCACTATTTTTTGTAAAAAATAAACCTAATATTTTACGTAACCTTGACCCTGAACCATCTGAATATGATGATTGGGTATATGACCCTCAAATCGTTACATTTACTCAAAATCATGCAAGGTCAATTTGGAAATTTAAACATACATTAACAGCTGTACCATCGTTATCTGTTTATATTTGGACGGTTGATAGTAATAACAAACCAATTGCTGTTCAATATACTGATAACCTTTATACCTATACTTTTGATAATCAATATCTTGAATTGAAATTCACATCAAAAGTTAGCGGTATGGTACAATGTGTTGTTCGTAATACAACAGCTGTTTTACAACAACCAAAAATTGATGATACGTTTGTGAAAGTAACAACTAGCGGGTTAGTTACGGTAGCTGTTCATACCCATAATAAATTATTCGTTGCTGGTGATACAGATCCTATTACAGGTATTACACAATTACATAGCAATGCATTGTCAATATTGTTAAATGAAGTCCAAGTTGATTATGATTTAGGTTCAAATGATCCAAGTCAAGCTTGGGGCAATATTAGTCAAATCTTTATGTATGGTAATACATATAATATTAGTACATTTAATGTTATTGCTGATATGTCGTCTAGTATTCATAACTATTCAGCTTATCGTTATGTTGGTGAAGATCCAACGATGTATATCTTAACTTCGAAAAGTAATAATTTCGTTGATAAAGTGTACGATAAAGCTATTAACATGTTTGAACTCACAGTTACTAATAACTATATTAAAAACAATGAATTATATGTAAGTCCTTCTATTATTCGTGATTGTTACCCACATATTAAACTTTTATAGTTCGTTGAAAAAAACTCAATAGTGATCTATAATGTAAGGAGAGATTAGTAATCTCTCCTTTTCTCCTTAGGTCTCCCTAATGACAATCTTTTTTAAAGTAAATGTATATGATAAGTAATAAAATTAAATCTCCTCAATTCTCCAATGGAGAAACCGATGTTAAAGCACATATCGATAAATTACAAAAATATATTATTCATTTAGAAAGAAAGCTAATAGAATCCGACCGTAAATTGAAAAAAGAGAAAGCTAAATCTCAAGATCTAGAAAATAAAATTAGACATTTACAAAGGAATCGTTCATGACCCCAGAAAAACAAAAACTGTTAATTGAATATCTAATATCAAGCCCTGATGTTTTTACAATCACGTCTAATATTATACAACCGAAGTATTTTGATGCAGAATATAGAAATACGATTCAGTTTATTGTAACGTATTATAATAATTTTAGATCTTTACCAGATGTTCAGCAAATTCAAGCAGAAACTGACCTTAAATTATCTACTCATCAGTTAACAAGAGATAAAGTTGATTATTGTATTATTGAGGTTGAAACGTTTTGTAAAAATAAAGCTATAGAATGTGCTATTTTAGATTCACCTGAACTATTACGTAAAGGGGATTTCGGTGGCATCGAAAAAGCTATTAAAGATGCTGTTACGACATCTATTCATAGATCATTAGGTTTAAGTTTATTTGATGACTATGAAGTTGTTTTTAGTGATCAAGATTTCCAACCAGCGATGAGCACAGGGTATGATAATCTTGATAATCATTTACATAGTATAGCTGGTAAAGGTTTTTGTAAAGGTGAGTTAATTATTGTAGCTGGTGCACCAGGTACAGGTAAATCATTATTCTTAAGCAATTTTGCTATCAATTATATGGCACAAGGTTTGAATGTACTGTATGTCTCGTTAGAATTATCGGTTGAAATGGTATTGAGTCGTATCACAGGTATTGTTACTGATATTCCTCAAACTGAATTGAGAGCTAGACATAATGAAGCACGTATTAAGTTAAAACAACAACGTGAAAAAATGGGTGATTTGCAAATATCGCAATTACCAGCTGGTAGCGATGTTAACTCAATTAGAGCATTATTGGTAGAGCTTGAAACTAAACAGAAGTTTATACCAGATGCTATTGTCGTAGATTATATGGATTTGATGGGTTCAACTGAAAAAATATCAGCTGATAATGTATTTCAGAAAGACAAGAGTGTTTCAGAAGCATTACGCAATTTAGGTAGTAAAAATAGCACTGATTTAATATCAGGTGTTAGCGGGGGTGTTAATTGCTTAATGTTAACAGCTAGTCAGTTAAATAGATCTAGTGTTGATAAAGAAGTAATGAACTTTGCCAATGTTGCTGGTGGTATGTCAAAAGCTAATACAGCTGATTATATGTTCGCTATTATTACATCAGATGTTATGAAACAACAAGGTGAAATTGCATTGCAGTTATTGAAAACTCGTTCTAGTGATGGTGTTGGGTCGATTGTACCGTTGAGAGTTATTCG